CCCGCAATTGTCTTGAGGCCGAGGCTGTTGTTACCCAGGGCAGCCGTCGCGGCATTGATCAGAAGATTCTTTCCGCGATAACGCTGCAGAGCAGAAGGTCCGAAGCGACGAGTCATCATGTCGCCCTTCAGCTTTGACAGCTTCTGCTGGCCAACAATGTTGCAATGCAGCCCTTGGCCAGCCCCGCTCTCCGAAAGATTCGGCTGAAAGTTTCCGCTGCTATCACCCAGGACAGACATGGCATCGATGTATTCGATCTGGCCACCTGAAGCGATGGCATCCGCTGCATAGATTGCATTGGATTCGAGAACAGCCCTGCGCGTGAGATACGGGTTGGCGTGAGCAGTCCCGCTGTACGGGTAGTTGCACACGTCGCCCACCAGTACTCCAGCTGTTCGAAAGATCTGCACGATGGCTCTGTGTCGCGCCACCGTCGCATCGAACTTTGAGCGGTAGTTGCCCTCCGTCAGACTCGCCCAGTCGTTCGTATCGAGGCTTTCCGTGAACACGAGCTCGACGCCGGTGTCGATCACATCCTGCGGAGCCTTGCGGTTCGCGCTGTATGCCGCCAACGCACGATTCAGCATGTCCTGCGTCGTTTCGCCATCGACGCCGCCGTTGGCGACGGGATAGGAAATCGGGTAGTACGTACTAATTTGGCACCGCTCGCTACTCAGGTTAGGGCCCGCCGATCCGAGCACGCCGATGTGCTTTCGGATATCACAGCCCATGTTGATTCCGAGGGTTGCGTGCGAAGGGCCGAAGCTCCCATAAGGCAGAGGTCGCGTTCGAGTTGCAGTGATCACACCTGCTGGGCCAACAAGTTGTCCCTGAGCGTTCAGGCCTACGGAACTGGGGCGCGGGGAAAATAGCATCTCATTCGTCCTTGTTGCTACCCACCGCGCTCAGCAGATCGCCAGGCGTGAGCTTGAGTTGAGTGACGGTCGCGTCCGTGTCGAACACAAGACCGAGGACCGCCAATGCATCGCGCTCCGTCTTGATCTCAGCGAATACCGTATCCGGATCCATGCCGCGCTCGCGCAGGCCTTCGCTCAGGCTCTTGAGGCCTGCGCGAATTTCTTCCTTCTCGGCCAGCGTGTCCTTCAGCGGATCCACCATCACCTTGCGCGGCGTGGTGACACGGTCTGGCTTGCTGCCCACCCGGATGCCGTTCAACTGGGCAGCCTCACGCCACCAGCGGCGGATCGGCCTGACGAACATGGGGATGAAGGTGAGCCACTGCTCGGCGTCCACATGCTTGTAGAAGTTGACCAGGCCAGCGCGGTGGCTGGTGTAGTTGCTGCGTGAGGTGTCGCCGGTCAATTGCGAGTAGGTGACACCACAGCCGGCCGCGATCGCATGCAGCTGCGTCGCGGTGTATTCACCATACCCGCCGCTGACGGCAGGCGTCCCGAAGGTGACAGTCTCGCCCTGGGTCAGGTACTTGATCAGGCCGGGGCTGACGCGCTCGATACTGCGATCTTTCCCTGTTGCGCCGTCGTTCTCTTTCACGAGTTGGCCAACTGTCGTGCGCGGGGAGTCGGTCGTCACGAAGGCGCTGAAGCAGGCCTCGATCTTCTTGCGGACGAGCTCGGCCTCTTCGTACCCATCCAGGTCGCGTAGGCGCATCAGGCTGACCGCGAGCTCTGGCACGCCACGCACCTGGCTGATGCGGTCTTTGCGATAGAGATGGATGATCTCGCTGGCCGGTACGAGCTGGCTCTGCAGGTGACGAGCCGCCAGCGCGAGCTCGCCCGGGTGCTCAGGGAACAGCCAGTACCCGGTACGGCGCCCGAGCTTGTCGAAGCGCACGCCCATGATGTTGACGAAATCACCTTCGATGCCGGTACGCGTGTGGTCCAGATGATCCGGCTCGAGCAGCTGAATCTGCATCGGCACGCTGAGGCCATCTTCGGGGCGGCGCCAGCGGCGACGCAGAAGCCCCTCTCCGCCCTCTTTCCAACTGAACGCGGCAAGGCGCATGATCCCGGGCAGATCCAGCTGGCCGTCGGCATCGCACTCATCCTGCGCCCAGCGCGCCCACTTTTCGGCTTCCGACTTTTGTTCCGGAATCACGGTGATGCCGGTGCCTACGATTTCGGTGGCCAGCGTACGCACGGCAGACTTCGCATACTCGTTGTCGCGCACCATCTGGCGCGACCGATTGCGAAGGGTTCCAAGCCCCGGCAGCAACTCAGAGTTGGCGCTGCCGCTCCCGGCGCGCCAGCCGCTCGTGCGTCGGCCGACTTCGGCAGCTTCGTAACGACGTATGGCGGTCAGCGCCATGCGCGCCTGCTCACGACGCACAGCCTGGCCAGGCGCGAAGATCTCGACGGCTCTATCGAAGAGATTCATTGTGAGTCGTAGCTCGCGTAAGTGGTTCCGCCGCGCTGCATGCCGCCGGCGGTGGGCACCTGCAACTGGCCGCTGGCGATGAGATCGGCTTCGATGTTGGCCTTGGCACGCATGAGCTCGTCGATCGAGCGGTACTGGACCTTTTTGCCGTCGTACTGAACGATGAGCTGGCCCATGGCGATCGCGTCGCAGATCGCCTGGTACTGGGTCAGGGTGAAAGCCATGCTGAGATATCTCCAGGCTCAGTCGAGCCAATGATCCATGTCACCCAGCCAGTCATCGGCCGGCGGGCTTGGCGCCGCCGGTGCCGGCGCGGGTGGCGCGGGCACCGGCACTGGCGCCGGAGTGGGTTGTGGTGCTGGTGCCTGCGCATCGGCCTGGGCCGTCTGCGCCGTCACCGGCTCTGGTTGTGAATACGTGTGCACAGATTCCGATTCAGGCGTTCTCTGCGGCGCCGTGAACAGGTCGCCATTTCTCGGCTCCAGGAACTGCTCGAGCATGTCCCAGTCGTGCGGAGCCAACTTGTCGACACGCATCGAAGGGTGGCATGCGGCCGCGTGGCTGTAGACCAGCAGATCGAGCGCCTCATTGCGCTCGCGAATCTTGTCCCACAGCCCCGTTTGCTCGTTGAAGTACTCGGCCGTGAGCTCCCTGAAGAACTCGTGGCCCAACTGCTTGCTCAGTCGCACCATGCGGCGGGTCGGGTCTGCCACACATGCGTCATCAGTCCAGTCCTGCAGGCGCTGGAACAGGGCCTGCTTGATCGTGTCCGTTCCCACCATCCACAGCGCCAGGCCGCGACGCGCTGTCTCACCCTTCGAGTTCTTCGCGTCCTTTCGAACGCCCTTGCTGAGGGGCAACTGCTTGCGCAGCGAGTGCCCCTTGATCGCGATGACACTATCGAATGCCATCTCACGGCAGTAGCGATAGACGCGCGCCGTGCTGCTGCCGCCCGTATCAATCGCCGTCATGCCGATCCGCAGCGAGATGCCGTGGGTGTTCTGAAACGCCTGGTTGCGCAGCTTGGTGAGCTCGGCCCACGCTTCGTCGCCCTCTGGGTCCTTCCAGATCTTCACCCGATCGATCACGATGTTCCGCTCGTTCCGCCCCCAGGCCCGAACCAAGAAATCGAGGTGATCCTTTTGCGTGTCAACGGCGCCCGTCAGCAGGAAATATCCGCGGGGAACTTGCCGGAGCGGGTAGCTCTCGGCCTGGTCCTCGATATCCGACTCGCTCAGGCGGTCCGCATGGTCATCGAAGGGCAGGCCGAGAATCAGATTCCAGAATGTGACCAGCTTGCTCCTGTCGCGGCAGGCCTGAATCCATTCGTCGGCAATTTCCTTCCAACTCCGCCCGAGGCCAATCGGCGTGTACAGCGCATTCCAGTGGTAGCTGAGATGCTCAGTGACCCAGGGTCGGTCATGAACCCACCTTGCCCGGCCCCCCATCGGAATGTCGGCAAGCATGTCGGGCTTGTGATGCTCCTCGATGGCTTCTCCACAGCCTTCGCTCTGGCACATGTAGACCGCCGTCTCGGTCAAATGCTTTTTGCGGCCCTTTTCATCAATGGTCTTTTGCCACCGCAGATGCTTAAAGAGAAGCTCCTGCAGATGGCCGCAATGTGGGCATGGCACGAAGTACCGGCCACGGCTTCCGCTTTGGTACTTACGCCAAATCTCGGAACCGCCTGCGGCTTCCTCGTCGTCAATCGGCAGCTTGATCGGCGTCGAGCTGTTGTACTGCTTTGAGCGCGCGAACGTAACGAGGCGCTGCTCTGCCTGCTTCGTCGCGCTCCCCTGCCCCTTGATTGAGACCGGGAACTTGTCAATCTCATCCAGGCCTAGATTCTTGATTGGCGTGCTGGCCAGCGCGCTCGGGCTGCCAGCCCCCGTCATCATCAAGAAGCCGCCGACAAAGTACTTGTCGAGGATGGCGTCGTCGTAGATCCGCCCCTTCAATGCGGCGCTCGCCTCGATCATCGGCGCGATGCGCTTCTTGCTGTACCGCTCCGCCGCCTTCTCGTCCGGCTGGACCATCAGCATGCTGGCCGGCGCATGCGCAATGGTGTAGCCAGCCCAATTGTTGAGGATCTCGCTCTTACCATCCTGTGAGCACGCCATCGTGCTCACCTGGCTGCAGGGATGGTGCTCGCTGAGCGCATCCATCGGCTCCCGCAGTAGCGGGTTGCGCGAGGTGCGCCACTGGCCTGGCTCTGCACTGTCCGGCGGGAGGACTCGGTTCTCGTCGGCCCACTGGCTCACCGTCAATTCCGGTGGGAGTGTCCAGGCCAGCGCCACCGCGGCCATCACCTCTTGATAGCCGTCCCTCAAGTTCATGTCGTCACCCTGCTGCTGGCGAGCTCCAGCGCCTTCGCCTGCATGCGCTCACACATGCGAACGCATTCACCGCGGATCAGGTCGTAGACCTTTTTCGGATCCGAGGTCGGTGCCACCAATGGCGTCAGCCTGTCGGCCATCATCATCAGCTCGATGCGCGTCGAAGCGTGTGCATCCGCGATGGCCTTCAACGTCGTGTCTGCGTCGAGCGCCCTGCCCGTGGCTCTTGCGAGCTCGAGCTGGGCCATCTCTGCCTGCGCCTGCTCGCGGAGCGTCCTTGCGTCGTGATACTTGTTTGGTTCACGCGCCACCGACGCCGCCGCGAGCGGCAGCTGCTCCGGAGGAGCGCTCCCCGCCCCCTCCTCACTCCCGGATGTCCCGGTTGCCAATCCAGCGAAGGGCTTGCCCTCGCGATAGGCGCTCCAGCGCTCCCGAACGCCAGCCTTGCTGGGGTCCGCCGACACATCGAGCATGCGGAGCGAGGCTTCAACGTTGACGCGCTTGCCGTCCTCGCTCAGCACCAGGCGCTTGTCCTTCACCAGTTGGCTGATGTAGGGCCTCGAGCAGCCGTAGATCTTGGCGAAGTCCGCCTTGCTGACGAAGCCGTCCATGCCAAAAGTCGCGATCTGTTAAGTGAACACCCCGGTTAAGAGCCCCGAATTCAGTAACTTTGAGGCCCCATAACCAGAGAACCATCGGGGCCCGAATTACCCACCCGGGGGCCCCTGCAGGGAGGACCCATAAAATTCCGGGGGAGGCTAGGCAGGGCCCTGCCCTCACCTGTCCGCCGTGGCCAGGGCCTGCTGCCATGCGGTGAGGAAGTTGCCCCGCAGCTTGGCGTCCACGACTCGCTCTGCAATCGTCTCGATGGGCAACCGGACCTTGTAGCTCGCTGCTCTCACAAAGATCAACACAGGCGTGATGTTCTTGCCCATCAGCTCACGCTGGTACACGCCTGGTCGAAGCCCCGCTGTTGTTCCCACCGCCACGGCGAAGAAGCGCCCACCGGCACGCTTCTGCGCAGCAATCTGTTTGCGCGCTGAGAAAGACATATTTCGCTGATGCCCAGCAGTCATCGTGATCCGCAGTTGCGAAAGCACCTGCACCACCTGCCCGCGATCCATGTTCCCGTAGCCATCCAGCTGTGCGCCCTGCCCTGGCACAATGA